TTTATACAAATATATAAAGAAGGGAGCGCAACACAATGCGTATCGCTGCCTATGTCCGCGTATCGACGGACGAACAAGCCGACAAGGGCAATTCCATCCACGAACAGCAGGAGCGCCTCGCTGCGTACTGCAAGGCGATGGGATGGGACCTGCCCGAGTTCTTTATCGACGACGGTTACTCTGCTAAAAACTTGAAACGTCCAGCCATTACGAAACTGTTGGAGTCGGTCCGCGCACAGCAGTTCGACGTCGTGCTGGCGACGAAGCTCGACCGCGTGTGCCGTAACCTTCTTGACTTGCTCCAGCTCGTTGAAGGCTTTGAGCAAAGCGGTTGTCGGTTCGTGTCGGCTTCTGAATCGTTCGACACCTCGACGGCGGCCGGCAGGATGACTTTGCATCTGCTTGGCATGTTCGCAGAATTCGAGCGAGAACGCATCTCTGAGCGCGTCAAGGATAACATGCTGTCACTTGCTCGGAACACGGACAAAGCGCTCTCAGGGCCTTGTTTTGGATACGATATCATCGAAGGAAATTACGCTATTAACGAAGCGGAAGCAGAGCACGTTCGGCACATGTTTGACCTTGCAGAACAAGGTTATGGTGCACGGTACATCGCCAAAGCGCTTAATGACAAAGGCGTGCTCACCAAGCGCGGGAAGCAGTGGGAATCGACGACAGTAAAAAGGCTTATTAAAAACGTGGCGCTAATCGGTTCGAAACTGTTCAACAAGCGCAAAAACGTCAAAGGCAAAACGCAGATCCGCGACAAAAACGAATGGTTGATTAAAGAAAACAGCCACCCAGCCATCATCACTGCAGAACAGTTCGAGACGGTTCAGCAATTGTTTGAGTCACGCAGACCGACCAGAGCGAGAGCGGAAAGCGAGTCGTATTTGCTCACCGGGCTTGTATACTGCAAACGCTGCGGAGCGCGGATGAAGGGACACACGGCGCGTCACAAACACGCGACTTATTACCGCTATTTGTGTTCCGCCTACACGCTCAAATACGGATGTGGTCATCACTACCTGCACCGAGCAGACCTGGAGCAGTTCGTCATCAGCCAAATCAAACAGGTTGCTACGTCATCAGATAACGAAGTGATGGCGCTTCTTTCAAGCGTTCGCTCAAACCAAGACGAGATTGCCGATGCAAAGAGCCAGCTTGCTCGAATTGATAAGCGGATGCAAAAACAGATTGAAGCGTTTGAGAATGATTTGATTTCCGCAAGCGATTTGAAGAAGGCACGCGAGCGGATTGAATCGGAACGGTCCAAACTGACCGAGCATATTCAGTTGCTGGAGAGCCGTCAGAATCAGCCTGAGACGATTCGCGCGAACATCGCGAGGCACCTGGAAGACATCACCGGCACGGACCGTCTGAAAGCGAAAAAATCAATGAGTTTGCTCATTGACCGAATCGAGGTGGATGCTCCTGCGGTAAGCATTGTTTGGCGTGGTTGATTATGTCTAGTAGCATAAAAGGGTCCCCTATTGTATAACTAGACATAAACGTTGCTACAATTTGCGTTATGATTTATGATGAATTTACCAAATAAACAAAGAGGTGGTCATTTTGAATTTAAAAAGAATTTTGTTATGGTTTCTGTTTCCTTATGTAATGGTTTTTGTTGAGTGGAGAAAAGCGAACATTTTATTAAAAGTATACGGTTCATTTTCTGCTGGAGTTATTTTATTAATGATTATAGTGGCCATCACACAAAACTCTGAACAACCAACAAGTGAAGTGAAAAAAGATCAGAAAGCAATGAAGAAAGTTGAACAAAAAATTGATGCGCCACTATATCCTGATGATGTTATTGACACTATTGAAAAATTAAAAGAGCCAGGAATGTCAAAAGTCGATAAGTATTCTTTATTCGAGCAAAAACTTATTGGATTAATACCTACTGAAAAAGAAATGGAGCAGCACAAAAAAATTGTTTTAGATGCTTATAAAGTTTTAAGTTTTGAGGGCATAAATAAACTAGATGATGATATTTTGTTAAAACAAATTTATAGCGCGCGTATGGTTGATCGTTATTTTTCATTTGAAGAAGTATCTAATCCCGCCGGGTTGTTTGCTTTCAATTATATACAAATCGCAAAAGATGCGTACAGAGATATTTTAGAAAAAGAAAATTATGAGATTAACAAAAGTACAATGGATAAACATTTTAATAACATGTGACAAAAACAACACCGCCGAGAGCGGTGTTTTTATTTGCATAAAAAAAAGCCCCCACCAGCCAAGGCTGATGGGGTAAAACGGAGGAAGGATGGTATTCAAAAATTGGCGCTGTAACGCCATCTTAAAATCACTTATACACTACATTGTAATATTCGCATATTCCTTTGCAAAGCGCGACGGCCATCTGCTGACGGTACTCGGCCATGTTCAGCATCTTCGCTTCGGCAGGGTTGTCCATAAACCCGCATTCGACGAGCACTGCCGGCATGTGCGTCCCTTTTACCACCCCGAGCCATGATCCGTCTTTCAAGCCTCGGTCGCGTAAGCCTGACGCCCACACCATGTGCTTCTGGAGTATCTTGCCGAGTTCGAGCGACTTCCCGTGACCTGCGGTCAATGTCTCGATGCCGTTCACCTTGTCGTTCCAGACGTTCCCGAGCGCGTTGGCGTGCACGCTGACAAAGATGTCCGCGCGTGCCGTGTTCGCGATGCGGCACCGACGAACGATGGACGTATCAACTTCTGTCGGACTGACTTCGAGCACCTTAAATCCGTTGCGCTCCAGCTCCACTTTCAAACGCTTCACGACGCCACGATTGAATTCCCACTCGTGCATATAGTCGCGCTTCGTGTAGAGCGACTTCGTCCCGTCTGTCCAAATTGGTGTGCGCTTGCCGGGCGTTTTGATGCCGTGACCGTTATCCAGTGCAATCAGTTTACTCATGTTACTCCCCTCCCCTATCGAGGTTTTGATTTGAGATGCTTGGTTCTTTCGGGCGGGCAGGGGATGCCTTCGGGTTCATAAATAGCCCGATGAACGCGGCCACGCCCAGGATGCCTTCGACAAGCACGTTGACCTGCGCGTCGGACAATTCAATTCCGCCAATCTCTTTTGCGATGAGCGCAATGAGCGCTGCTATCGGCAATAACAATTTTCGGTTCAATTCAATCACCGCCAATTTTGTTTTTGATCACTGCCAAATCACCTTTGATTTCTTCTGACAACGTGTCGATGATTTGGATGTAGCGCTCTTCGCGCTTCTGATTCGCCCACAGCACGTACACGACAAGCGCGACGAACAGCCCGTACTCTTTGCCGATTTCTACGATCCAGTCCACATCTGCTCACCTACTTTTTCACTAAATTTTTAAAATACTCTTTGAACCCGTCAGACGTTTTTGTATTAAAGGACGAATTGTATCGTCTGGTTGCTGAGATGGTGTATTTCGTCACTTTGTTATTTTCCCGTTCGATGTTAACCTCATCAATGAGGTAGTACCAAATGTACGGTACGGAAGGAATGACGGAAGGGTCATTGTTCATGCCTGTAATTTGCGTCAGCTGCACTTTGAGTTTCTGCCCAGGCTTGAAGCCTTTCGTGTATGTGCTAAAGGACAAGTTGCCCGGACTGACCGCTGTCTTGAGTAGATGCTGGTCGCCGACGTTGTTCGCAATGGCAAGCGTCGTGATATTTGAATCTTCAATAACTGCCCCGTATACGCCTGTCCCTTGACCGTCCGCTTCAGTGGCTCGGTCCGCGATTTCCGCTGCGTTCTCCCTAGCCGTCACGATGTTATTCGCACCGATCACGAACACTTTATTCGCGTAATTGTCTAGCGAGCCGGACCATGACAATTCGTGAAAATCTCTGAACGAACCGCCTTCGACCAGTTCAAACGGAGCGCTCTCGCCAATCCAGTGTGGCTGAAAATAAAGCGCTCTCGAGTTGTCGATGTACCAGACGTAGCCGGCTACGCTTGCCATCTCATCAAACACTTCCGCGATGCTCTTATATCTCGCGTTGTAGTTGCTGAGCACAGGCCCTGTTTCAATATTGCCCTCGAATACGGTTTCTGTTGTTAAAATTTCAAAAACATCGCGCACGATGTCTGAAACTCTTAAATTGGTTCCAGTGTAATTGACGATGCGTCTTTGCGGCAGAATCCCGTACCCGTCGCTCGAGACGTCAATCTGAAAGACGGGATACTGATCGGTGATTGGCGTAATCATTTGCGCCGAGTAGCTGTTGATGATTCCGCCAAACAATTTATTCGCTTGTGTGACCGTTCCATCGAATATCTCAAGTTCGTCGCCGTCGCGTATGTCAGGATAAACCAAATAAAAAGAAACGGAAGCGGACCGTTCACCGTTCGGACGAAGCGAAATGTTGATGGAGCCTCTAACCACGTCTGCGGAAATATTCACGTTGTTGAGTATAACAATCATCCGTTACACCCCTCTCGGCTGGATGCCTTTGAGTTTCAGCGAACGCACGAGCAAGTCGCCAAGTTTCTCAGCATCGCGCTCGTTGAAGATTTTCGGGTTGTGAATGTTGACGACTATCGACTGTTGTTGCTTGTCCAGCGGCACGACTTCCGCGCCTCTTGGCAGGTTAAGAAACTCGGGACCTTGCTCGCCGACCATGACCGTTCCCGCTTTAGTAATAGAACCGCCTTCAGCGAGTGCAGGTATTTGTGCAAATTTGACGGGCTTCAAATCGGGAATACCCACTTCGCCGCCGCCGAACGGTAGTTCGAGATCGGGAATACTGTTGATGGCACCGATGATATTATTCAGTGCATTTTCATAGGCCTTTACAAAGAAGTTCAGACCGTTAATCACAAGGTTAAGCGGCGCCTTCATAAATCCCCAAAGACCATTAAACAGTCCTTCGAGCGTTCCGCGAAACCCCTTAAAGATGTTAGCGATTTTATCAAATACACTTTTGATGTTTGTCCAAACGCTTTCGAATATGCTGTAAATACTGCTTTTCAGCCCGTCAAATACCAATTTGATTTTATCAAATACACTTTTGATGTTTGACCAAATACTTTCAAAAATGTTATAGATCCCGCTTTTCAATCCGCTAAATACAGATTTGATTTTCTCAATTGCGCCCGTAAAAAACGATATAATACCGTTCCATATCTCAGTCGCTTTTGTTTTTATCGTTTGCCAATTCGCAATAATAGCCAGACCAATCGTAATAGGCCCGCCGAGCACAGCGACAATTTTACCAATCGTTGTTTTGAAGAAGCTCATGATCCAATCCCATACGGACTTGGCTGCGTTTTTGATTGCATTCCAGACTCCAGCAATTGAGTCTTTCATCGAATTGAAACGATTTTTAACGATGTCAACAAGCCACTTTAAACTTTTGCTGAAAATGTTTGAAATCCATTTCCACGTTTTCGCTAAAAACTTGACCACTGAATCCCAGTTCATAATAAGCGCAACAATTGCAGCAATGGCGATTCCGATGGCGATGGCGATAATACCAAATGGGTTCATTGCCATTGCTTTATTCAGCAACGCTTGTGCCAGTGTCATGCCGACCGTTGTCGCTCGCCATGCCTTGTACATCGGGATAAGCGTCCCGATCACAAACTGAGCGGTCATCATGGCGACGACGCCAGTGAGAATCGGCAAAAATATTTTGAAGTGCTTCACGACAAACTCAACGGATTTGACAAGCCCGTTGAACAGTCCGGCAAGAGCATCAATGGCTACATTTAACGTTGCCTCAATCTCAGGACCAGCCTCAGTCATTGTTTTTATCAAACTTTCAATTGCCGGCATCATTTTTTCGCCAAGCGGGATGAAGAAATTGGTTTCAATGTTTCGCCAAATTCCCGCAAACGCTTCGCCGACCGTGTCATATTTGACGTCGTTGATTTTCTTTAACGTGTCGGCGTTTTGATTTGTCTTTGATTGGATGTTGCCCAGCGCTTCGATTGCCTTCGCTTCCAAATCTTCAAACTGTGTGCCGAATAAGGCTACGCCGACCGCGTTCTTTTTGACGGGATCCTCAATTTGTGAGATAGCGCTTGTCACTTCTTGAAATGCAAACTGCGCCTTTTCACCGCCTTGTGCAAAAGCGTTCGTCATTTTTTCTGCGTTCATGCCGAGCTGCTCAAACGCATTCATTGAAGTTTTCGAGCCGTCTTTTGCGCGTATGTTAAATTCTTTGACCGCGTCACCGACTTTGTCGATGCTGAAACTCCCGTTCTTAGCTCCGTCGATTAGCACGCCGGTGAATTCCTCGGCACTGAAGCCAAGCGATTTGAATTGCACCGAATATTCATTTAGGGTGTCAAGCAAATCGCCGTTCTTGTTCGCTCCCTGCTGTGCTCCTTGAGCAATAAGCGTGTACGCCTGTTCGGCTGACACACCAAAGTTTTTAATCAGTGAATTGGCCGCTCTAGCCGATTCGTTCACACCTAAATCAAACGTATCACGAA